GACAGTATGATACTCATAGGATCAAGATAACCTTTTTCAAACTGCGTATCATAATCAATATATTTTTCTAGACCGAACTCAGGCGGCAATGCGCCAGTTGAAGCAATTACTTTGTCGCGCAATGGATTTGGTAGTTTTAGATAACAAAACTTAATTTTCTCACCATCTTTTATCTCTTCATATTTTTTAGTGAGACCATGTTTATTTAGTAGATGATTATACAGCAACACACCCTTGACCTGTATCGGTGATCCCTTTCGATAGATCGTATTCTTGTCAGCATAGGATTCAGAATATCTACGGCCATCACTGGATGTTTTCCATGCTGTCAGACTAACACCGCGAGGAAACGCAACCTTGTCAAATTCAAGTGTGTTAAATTCTTCATGAATTTTACTGATAAAATTTTGCGTGGTCTTTTCATCAGAGTTCATAATCAACTTGAGTGTTTGTTTAATATACTCACGGATCACCGACGGTGTTGAAGAACGTATTGCTTCAATGCCCATCATCTTGAGTTTGGGTTCATTGTATCGAACACCCTCGCTGTCCCAGACATTCATGATGTATCGTTTCTTGGCAGTCCAGATCGCCTTGTCGCCAATGTTCTCGCGCTTCATGATCATCTTCTGATCGTAACCATTCATATAGTCTTTCAGTTCTAGGTAAGATTTATCGATGAATGGTTCAATCTTCTCACTGGCAATCTTATCGAGGAAGTCGACGGGATTATCAGGTAGAACACGTTTAACCATTTCATCAAAACAAATATAGACCGAGTCAGTATCAACTGCGACAACATAATCTTTCTCAGTGCCAAGGACTTTGTTAAGATACTCGTTGATTCGTTTTTCAATCCAACGAATAGATAACTGACCAGACATCGTGATTGCTTCAGCATTCTTTTGTTCGAACCAACGGAAGTATTTGTTAGCGATGGCTCCGTAGGCAGAGTTCAGTAGAATCTTGAGAGCATATTGCATATTATGACTGCGGGATATCTCTCGCTCTAAGTCTGGCGTTGGGTTCTTTTGATATTCCTGTTGCGCTAATATCATTTTCTTTTTGTAGTTGACCCTATCGTTATACATGTTCTGCATTAAGACAGACAGAAAACCCTGTTTATCTTTGCGGTAGAAATTGCCGTTGGGTGTGACAGTGAGATTGCTCTCCTTCAGTTTTGATGTATCAATAGATTTATTAAGAAAAGATTCAACGCTAGATTTTGCAGCAATATCACCGAGATTGAATACATTTCTTCCTTGTTCGCGAGTATCGGGTGAAACATTATATTGCATAATTAGGTGAGGGTACAAACTGTTCAGGTCAAACGACATCACCCATTCGTGCATACCAACTTGCGGTTCTTTCACGAACCCGCCAACAATCTGACCAACATCATTGTTATATGGTTTCTTTGTTGGAATGACTATGTTCTGATCCATCAGATAGTTGTGTATAATCGTGTCCCAAATCTTGAGAGTTGATAAACCATCTTCGTAGTTACAACCCGAATCATAAGTCAAAGCAAAGATCACATTTATAAAACCGAGTTGCTCTTCAAGCATAAAGATCAAATCAACATCTTTGATATTGTATTCAATAAATTTCTGATAGTCCTCTTTGTATAGCGTATAAAGATTACCGTGTTCTGAGTAGTCAATCTTTTTCTCACCGAGTTCAAGTTCACAAATATAATCAAGGCGATAAGATTCTCTGGGTTGTAACTGAAACTTTTTATACACTGCCATGTAGTCTAGATTAGCAATGCCATGTAGTTCGTAACCCTGACTCTTCTTTGTGCCTAAGGTAATGTTATACTCGCGAATCTTTCCCCACGGCGACAATCGACGAACATGATCCTCACCGAGTAGTTTGCGAATCCGATTCACAAGATAAGGTATATCAAAGAACTCGGTGTTCCAACCAGTCAGCGCGTCAATATCAAACCCTTCCCAAGCCTTTAGAAACTTGCGAAGGAGTTGTATTTCATTCTCACACTTGAGATAGTAAACATTCTTATCATCTGTTACGAAGTCGCCGCAACCAATCACGACAGTCATGTTTCGTCGCTTGAGTGTAATCGCAGTGACTTCTTTTTCTGCCACGCCAGGTTCGGGGAATCCATCATCAGACGCCACCTCGATATCGAGTGCGACAATGTTGATCTTGCTGGTGTCAGGTTTAATGTTCTTATAGTTATCGTAGATATAAGTATAGGCGAATCTATCGTAACCATAGATAGACATACCGTCGACATTATCATATTTTTTTATAAAATCTTTTGCATCGTATATGCTTTTGATTGAACTGACTGGTTGAACCGGATTGTTATGTATGTCCGTGTAACCTGTCACATGTGTCGATGGTGTGAACATCATCGGTTCATAAGTGTACTGTTTCTGTACTCTCTCACCATTCTCATCAAAACCACGAAGATAAATATGATTACCATGGTTGAATACATTTGTGTAGAATGGTGAGAACTGTTCATCTCGGACAACGGATTTCTTCATATGATACTCCAACTCATTAAACTAATTATAACTCATTGCGAAGGCAAAGTAAAGATGAATAGAGAAAATATTTTCGAACAACTCAAGATTGATGAAGGTTGCATATATGAAATCTATGAGGACCATTTGGGGTATAATACATTCGGCATCGGTCATCTGATTACTGTTGATGATCCAGAATTCGGTCTATCAATCGGCACACCTGTATCGGAAAGTAGAGTGCAACAGGCTTTTGATAAAGATATTTCTGCGGCGATTGATGATTGTTTCTCTGTGTTCGGTAAAAGGATTTTCAATTTCTTCACTGGAGAAGCTCAGGAAATACTGGTTAACATGATGTTCAATTTAGGTCGTACTCGGTTTGTGAAATTTAAAAAAATGATTGCTGCTCTTAACCGATTTGATTATGAAGAAGCATCTAAAGAAGGCCGTGATAGTCTGTGGTACGAACAGGTGACCAATCGTGCTGAAAGACTGATGTCGCGACTTGAAGTTCAATGATTTTATAAATAATATGTATGAAATTACTGTCAATATTTTACACTATACTTTTGATTGGTTGTGCCGAAATCACACACGTTGATGGCGAACTACCGAAGGTTAAACTTGTTGGCGCTGAAGAATACTGCACAGAAGAACTCAGAGCGAAGGTGAAAATGGATGAGTTCTTAATCACATGTACCATGAGGTTATAGTAAAAGGGCGACCGAAGTCGCCCCACGATCACGCCTTAGTTTTTATATCATCTTTCTTTTCAGCAACATAATACCAGTTTCCTGTAATAGGATTCTGTTTATGATTCTCCGACAGTTTCCAATCAATCACAACTTTAATTTGTCGTGCCTTGACCGCAACTTCTTCGATATTATTTGCTGAAGCGAAAGATGAGAAAAGACAAAGGCATATAATTGCCCAGTTTTTCATCTTAGTCCTCTGTGAGTAGTTGTTTATCCGTATTTCCAATTGGGATAGTGCGAGGACGCTTCTCTTCTGGGATCTCTACTTTCAGGTCAATGACCAGTAATCCATCTTTGAAGTCTGCTCCTTCTACAACAACGTGTTCAGAGAGTCTAAAGGTTCGTGTAAATTTCTTTGCAGAAATACCGCGATGTAGATACTCACGTTCTTCGCTTGACTTGTCACCAGTTACAACCAAGATACCGTCCTTCACTTCAATAGTGAGGTCGTCTTTGTTATAACCTGCCAAGGCAAGTTCTACAGTGAAGTTAACATCATCGTGCTTGACTACGTTGTGTGGAGGATAGAGTTTGTTGTCGGACATATCTGACAGTCGCTCTATCTCCGACCAAACGTGATCGAAACCAATGAAGTGTGAACGTGGAAAAGAAAATGCTTTAGATACCATAACGGATCTCCTTATTAATTAAGCAAGATTGTTGTTATACTCTACCTGACCATTCAGCGTAGAGAAGTGTTGACCCTTTCCCAAGGAATCAACGCATTTATTTATAATAGATGATTATGCGAAAAATGTCAAGGATAAAAATTAACTATTTTAAAATATACAGATATTCGGTTCTTCTGGAAAATTAAATTCAAAGAAAAAATTATTTAAAGAAGTTTCCGAGAGTTGACTCATAACATAGCGAACTCTATTCAATGAATCAACTGCTTCTGTGGGCATTGGTTTTTCTTCTATCGGATCCACCGTGAAAGCACCGCCTTCAGTTCCTGTTGCTCTGCTCTTACCATCGGGCAGTTCAAAATACTTTGAAGCAGTTGAGAAAGTAGCAGTTGGTAAATCAGAGTAAGACATAATTGTTCCATATCCACTATTGAATCCACCATCTTCTTGTGGTTGCTCAGAGTTAGGAATTAAGTAACCGAAAGAATATTCGAAGATAGAACCATTCCCAGAATGGTTACCAAAGTCATGCTCGAGACCCAACAGATGCCCTATCTCATGTACAATGGTTTCGTGCGCTCGCTCATAATATCGAGTTACATCTGATTCTTGAAATACGCTGTTTTGAAAACACTGACTAATTCCTCTGGAATATGACATGCCTCTCGTAGCATCAAAACTAGCAACACCACAAGCGATTGGACTTTCTTCTATTTTTTTAAATAAAAATGCTAAGTCAGCATTCGCAGCAGATTGCCAATCATCAACATCCCCGAACTCATATCTTGAATTGGTGAATGCGGAGTATTGCCTTCTCAGATCACCCTTTGCTACTTCTACTGTTTCCAATCCAATCAAGCGAATATAAATGTATACACCGGAGTCTGCGAATATTTGATTCACAAAATCTAATTCTCTACGCACGAACTCTTCATTCGATAAACCATCGCGGTCTTCATCAGTCATCTTGCTGTCAACAACTGCCAGCAAATCAATAATTGCTAGTTGTGTATTGTCTGCGGAATATTTAAAATCAACAGAAGTTCTTTGTAGTTGCCCTTCGCAATTATAGTAGTCATACCAAGGATGACCAGTGGTATCTGATTGAGTTGTTGGACAAGATGGCGGTTCGTCCATCTGTACTAATGCACCGCAATCTTGAGAATTTTCTTCGAGGGTTTCCTGCGTCTTGCCACCTTTGCCATCAGCAATGTCTTGTATAAGATTCAATAAAGTGAGGAAACGGTTTTCTGGGTTTGTTATTTCTACGCAGTATGGTTCGCCGATAGGAGTGCCAAATTCAGGGTCAGGAGTATAACCACATTGCTCAGAATTTTCTTCTACAACTTCAATGTAAATACCACCATTTCCATCATGGTAGTTTTGTTGAAGAGTATACCCGACACAGAATTCTTCGCCGGATTTAGTACCTGATGCTGGATAGGTCGGCGTGTCTACACCGACCTCTCCCGAGGAACCTCCACCGCCGCATGCGGTCAATAATGTAAATAATAACGAAAGGAGAAAGATGTTGTCATTCTTCAAATTCACTCTGACCCTTGTAAAGACCTAAACCTGGATAATATATTCCATATGAGTATTTAGGCGTGCCGTCTTTTTCATACGACATCGTCGTACAAACTGGGTACATTCGGATAGATCTTTTTTCACCATAGAATAAATCCAACCATATACCCGAAGAAAGATAGTTTTGCATATTGCGAACATACGATTCTAGGGAATGCCACGCTGCTTTTTCTTTACTGTCTTTTGATAGTCTGTGGTGACGATTCGCTTTGAGTTCTTCTCGGCAAGATTTAATCCATTCCTTCACCTTTACAGGGGAAAGAGGATGATCATCGTCAAGATTCCGAATACTTTCGTGAATAGAAATATTTTTAGCAGGTGCCTTCACTGCTCTTGCCAGCGCCAGTCGTTCTGCCGCAGCAGCACGTTGCTCAGGCGTCATTGGTTTTCTTTTCTTACGAACTTTTTCCATCACATCTCCCTTAATATTGTAGAGGCAAGTAAGAATCCTGAAACGGTATTCAACATAATTAGGGCACGATCTTTCCAAATGATCGAAACCCAAGTCCATAGTATAATGCCTAAGAACCCAATTGTCAAGTCATACATCCGATATTCGGGACCTGCTGACCTCATTGCCAAAGACGCCATTATAAGAATCGAAGCAACCCACTTTAAGTACCAGTCAAAATTTTCCGGATACCATTGTCGATCTGGTTTTACTTTACCTTTCACTAATCGTATTCCTCCTGACATTTCAAATCATAAGTGGGTGCATTCTCATGATACACGACACACTTCTTCGGTACAGGCATGTCAATATAATCTTTCAAATCAAAATGGTAGTATGCTACAACTAAAAAAGGAACCATACCAAATAGTAATGCTAAACTTTGATAATAATAAACCCTTTGATCTCTGGTCATTTCGTTCTCCCATTTACTGGCGTGGTATATTCGATGTTTCTCTTCCGGAAAGAGTTTCACTGACAGCGTAGTCAGTATTTTGATTCGCGTCAAAAATATTGAATAACATCTCGCGTAGATCGTCTTTGGTCCAGTCACCACCCAACTCAATGAGTTCCTTGCGACGAGCAAAATAATATGCCTCCACCGCATTAATCTCCTCAGAGAGATTGCCATATGCTACCGAACGAATTTCGTGTGCGTTCATCATGATCAAACTCCCTAACTATGGTTACCATTTTCGCGGCATTGCCACGATGCATAAAGCTGTTCTAAAATACAATCTTCCACAGCGTCCAGTTTAATACTGAGCGAGTCGTCACCGTTTTGATAGGCTTTGTTGCTCTTGCTTATGAGAGCAGATCGGATTATTTGTACTTGCTCGCCAGTTAGTTCTAAGTTAAAATTCATTACGCAGCCTCCTCGACTTTGACAAATTTAATTTCACGCTTACCATCCTGATCCTGCAACCAAGTACGGAACCCTATAACACGATTGCTCATATCGTAGGACTTCTGATCTCGAAGACAGGCGAGAACACCGTCCTCAAGCCAAGCATAAATGGCAGTGTCCCACTCCTCAACTACCGTATCAGGATTGAAGTCGATGTCATCGACCAACAACTCGCCAACGATAAACTCCTCGGAGTAATCAGAGCGATGTGCAATGCAACGACCCACATTGGCATAGAATCCAGCGTCCTGCGCCTGTTCGAGAGTACACTCGACAACATAGGTGTCACCACCTTTGTTCTTCCAGTACTGAGGACATGCACCCTCACCGTCCCAGTCGTGGGCACCATAGTTCTCACGGAATTGTGTGTAGATAACTAGTTTCATCGCAAATGTACCTCATGGTTAGGGTTATGCCAGAACTCTGACACGTCTGCATAAAGAACGACACACTGGTCGTGTTGATAGTACTCACGCAGGTTTAAAACAAAATTGGTTAGGGTAGAACACCACTCTTGGGTGATGTCGTTACCATAGTTCCACCTATCATAGGCAGACTTGATGTAAGACATGGGTAACGGGGCAGGTAACTTTTTATTCATAATCACTTACTCTCTCATCTCAACTTATGTAACCATTATATGATAAACCAAGGTCTAAGTCAATCGCTCAATTTTCTCAATAAAATCAATGACTTACGCGGCATTTGATACGGACGCAGAGGAACGATCTCCCCAACGATCATAGTTTTCCTGCACTCTCACTGTTAGTTGATCGCGAGATTGTCCTAGAAGACGTTCGGCCTCGTCCAGTGCGTTGGTGGAGTGATATTCGATGTTTGCTGCGGGGTCTATAATTGTTCGCGCAATCAGCAGTTCGCCGCATACATTGTGGATCGTGATTCTTTTTGCTAACATGATTGATTCCTTATTGTTGCATTCTAGAAATTTCTGTAGCCTGTTCTTGATTGATCACTGGGACAAGATTGGATTTGTGCATCGTGGCAATGCCGCGTACAAGAGTGCCAGTGTATTTTATCGGATCGACCCGAGAGGTAGAACCGTCACAACTTTCACAGGAAGGGGCATTGTCGAAGATTGTTTCTCTCCTATATGCCGAAGTTACTTCTAACTTGCGAAAGGCCGGTGATTTGTATTTTCCATATACCTCACCCTTGGTCACTTTCTTTTTTCGCTTTCTACCTGTTTGATCATAATTTAGATTTGCATGGAACATAATATACTATCACAATTTTGAACACAGTCATAATGATACTATAAAAAACTTACAGTGTCAATTGATTTTCTTTAACTCGTAATCAAACTTTTCCGTACAACGAAGTTCAATCCGACTGTTGTCGTTTGAAATGCCTATCAGTTGATTTTGTGTGAGTTTATCAATACGTCTCATTCTAAAAACTTTTTTTGATTTTATTTTAGTCTTCATCGTTTCGGATTTTATTTCTTCTGACACAAACCAGATGGACACTTCAAATAAATTTGGTTGAAATATTTTAGCAATAGGTTCCCAGAAACGCAACAGTGTTTTCTTCATTTGTTTTTACCGTCTCCACTTGAACTGGTATATAACCCAAACCACGCGGCACCGGTGCCGACAATAATGCTGATCAATCCCGACTGTTCAATAGTTGGATTTTCGAGGTTCATAAACCACATGGTCGAATAATACAATAAGAAGGTGTATACACCTAGGAAAACTCTGGGAAATATTCTCCAAGCGTCCACTGCTTTGGCTAAGTCAATCCAATTCTGCCATTGATTCTGGCTACTGTCTACAGTCTTCGTATCAACTTCTAGTTGAATCTGTAATGTCCTTTTTTCTATATCCGACATAAGTGACCTTCAAAATTTATTTTTATTGTAATATTTGAATAGGTGCCACACTTTGATAACAAGGCAGTGGCCTCCTCGGAAGATTATGCCGCTAGGGCTATATCTCCATAGTAGTTGTCATTTGCAGCAACTATAGTTTTGAACCACCGTTTTTACAGTCAGCGTTCATGGACTGATTCTCCACATTGCTTTCGGTTGCCCGTCGATTCCGTAACGCCCCCATCAAAAGTACACTACCCGCTTTATCAGATACGTTCCAGACTTAACTGGAATAGTGTACTTTTGGTGGAGGCGGCGGGAGTTGAACCCGCGTCCGCACTTCCTATTTACAATGTTTCATCGAATAACTTTATTTATAGTATTAGAGTTTCATTACTTCATCAGCATACACATACTGATATTTATGAGCCTCAACTTCCCAAGGCAGATCAAAATAATCAACCTTCTGCGAATCGATTCGTCGTCCTTTCCAGTTACATACATCCAACATTGTTACCAAATCCCGAAGTTCACCTCGGGCATATTGTTTGACATGGATCATCTCATGAACGATCGTGGCAACGAAGTCGCGATTGGACAACTTGGTGTCCACACGAATCTCGAAATCGCGGGGCAATCTATTCTCACAGTCGATATAGTTACAGTCGCCATGTATACCCTCTCGATCCTCAAGACTTGCGTCACCCAGTATTTTGACCGACAAAGATTTTGCCATGCGCGGCATCATTTTAGAAACATAAAAATCAATAGTCTCGAATGCCAGTTTCTTCTGTGCCTTTGATAACTTGCGATATCTTTTTTCGGTCAGTATCATTAACTTACATCCTTTTCGGTATACTTCCAACTCAGAGATGGAAATTCTGTTTTAAGTAATTTCGTTAACTCTTCCGCTAACCATTGATTGCAAGCTGTCCAAGTATAGGGCGATTCGGTCTGACCCTCATATGTTATCATATATATCAATGCGTCTCTCATATTGCCAGTCCCATCATAATACCCAACATTGCTCCAAGTGACATCATCACTAAAACTCCGATCACTGTGTCTTTCATTTACAATACCTATTGTGAATGTATATGTCGAGTCGTTTTGCGTTATCGTATTTGTTGCCGACGAGATCACCCCAACGATTATATCCACAACCCGCTATCTTTTGTATTGGTTCGCGTCCTTTGACACTCACTTGGACATCAGATCGACTTGATGAAATAGTAAGGCGAATCGTTTTCAGAATTTCCATATCTACAAATGATTTTGGATCTAATGAACAAACATATGCCGGGGTGCGATTAGGTTTAACTTCCATAACAAATTTCTCTCAACTGAAAGACCATTATAGGATAGTTCTAGGTCTATGTCAACCTTTTTATTTTTATAATAAAATCAATGACTTACGCGGTATCAGAGTTCCCAGTCAAGATGAATATCGAACCTACATTCGCGGTCACTCAAAGATTCGAAGCTGACCTGACATTCGTTATAACCTCTATCCTCAATGGTGCGGACGGTAACTGACACATCCGGCATAGGTATAACGGCACAGGAACAGACTGACACAAAAATTAACGCCAGTATGAGTTTAGTAGAATACTTCTTCCGCATGTCCTTCTCTTAACATAATTTTGGTTAAGGACATCTGAGAATCATATTTTGCATCATAAATTTTGAAGTCGCCGATGATGCGACCATACTTACCCAACTCACCATAATACTTGCGACTCAACAACACCTGTTTTGATCCAACGGGTAAAAGTTGTTCAACAAATTTCGCGGCACTCAGTCCTCGTTCTTTTTCTTCTAGGTCTCTCGTTCTGACCTCGGGCGCATCAATGTTGAATAACCGTATTCTCTGATTTGATAATACGACATTGAAACCCAAATCGATCGAACAATCAACCGTATCTCCGTCAACTATTCTTTCTATTGTGCAATGATATTCATACATATTGTGATCCGTAGAACTTAATATTAGAGTCAGAACTGTCTATAATCATACAGTCCTTTCTGAGAACGAAATTTATGTATCCTGATGGTTCTAACGATTTGAATTCAGTATCATTGCCGTCATCAAGTAAAGGAACATAATGACCAACATACTTGGAATACCACATAGATTGGTCTCGGCATCCTGTAATCAGTAATACTTTAGTCTCAAACACTGTTGACATTTTATAGATCGTCATCGAGAATGCTGATACAACCATCAACTATTTCACGACTCTCAACATATTGTTTAACCTGTGATTCCACTGCTTCAATGATGTCGGGGTGTTCACCAATACCAACGGCGCGTTCATATACATTAATGTTAACTAACGCAGTACCCATCATTGCTTCATGCTTTTTTTGTATTGCTAATAAAATATCTCGTTTCATGTTGTCATTGTCCACGGTTTACTCCACATCAGTTGTTGCGATTCCACAACAGGAATCATACGATATCACCGAATCCCACCGAAAAGATCGCCAAGAGTCCAAATCAACTTCATACACCGGTTGCACCTCTTCATTCACACTCCTGTCAGTGTTCTTTGGCACCTTATCGGATGGAATCAAATCGTTGTTTAAGGTGCCGGTAATGGTTCTTTCGGTACCATCTTTTTTTGTAAAGGTTATCTGACAAAGACCTGATCTCAGATAGTGTTCAATTTCTTTCTTAATCATCATTACCTCTCAACCCTCTAAAATCACTTGTCCCAACGCGAACTTAACTTGGTCTTCATTTAGTCCTAACAAACGAAGTTCTCTTTCTGCGACATCTTTATCAATTTCAAAATTTCGAAATTGTTCTGCAATCTCCTGCACTTTAAATGAATCTTCAAACCTTGTCATAAACAACTCCTCTCTATGATTAAAATAAAAATCGTGCATGATTTATAATCCGGTGATCAGATTGTAAATCTCTCTCCAGTTGTTTAACCTAAGTCCCGGACCTTCATAGTTATAGTTATAATCTTGCGCCATTAGAATGCCATCTAAACCCATTTCAACACCAAGGTCGCAGTTGGACATTTTATCCTCCAACCAATAACAACCACTGTCCCGATAGGGTTCAAGTGCCTCGTCCTTGTCAGCACCGCAATCGAGTATAATAAACTTCTCAAATGCGGTAGGTCCAAAAAGTTCGCAGAGATTTTTAACTCGCAAGTGTTGCGCGTATTCAACATCCGTCTGCGAAGTGATTACATGGAAGACATAACCATGCTCTTCGTGTAACTTGCGAACATATTTAATCGCGTCTAAATGTGGTGGTATTTTGCGAATCCATGCTGACTCATTAAACATCCGTGTTAAACGGGACTTATCGGCCATACCAATGTCATATCTTTCTTTGATAGAATACATATGGGATGCATTATTTTGTATTTTGTAACCGTGCTTTCGCATCCACATATCGAAGGAGTACATCCAGTCTACCAGAACGCCATCACAATCAGTCAAAATCAATTTTTCTTTCATCATTTAGTCCAATCTCGTGTAACTTCATCAATGTCAATCAGGTCTCTCTCCGACAAGCTTGTAAGGCAGTCTTCTATGCCGTTCTTATACGCTTCATGCATGGCATCACCGGACCTGCCTTTATATACGCCATAGTAATATGCTATTGCCAGAAGTATGGTTGCGATGAATGTGTGTAACAATGGATTCATGTCTTTCTCCTATCTCTTCATATAGTATATGTGATACGGAGTGGATTGTCAACGTTTTTTACCAATATTATATTTTGTTATCAAATCCCAGTCCATCTTGTCTCTGTGTGCGATGATTTTAATTTGATTTAATTTTACTAAGGGTTCTGCGATTGATGACGGGTCAACAATATCAATGAGTTCCCAATCCGAGAGAAGTTGAATGATTGTGTTCCTTCTTCCTCTATCGTCATCAGAAAAATTGGTTGGTTTACCATCCAAAGCAAACAGTTCTTTGAAGTGTGTGATGTAATACTTGCCGCGTTTGTGAAGTATATGGCAAGACTGATAGAGTTTTTTTTCTTTAGGTGAAACAATACCTATGCGTGTAAGTGTCTCTCTGACTTTCAGAAAATCATCTTCGCTTTTAAGTACCACTTCAATTAATGAGTCCACTATGTTTTTCATGTACCACCCTTTTCTAATTTACTTTTTATTGTTTTTATTTCAAACTCAGAAAGTATGCTTAGGGCTTGTAGTGTCTTATGATTGTTGTATCCATAATACTCTTTGACCGATGCAAAGTCATCACTTTCCGTGGGTTTGAACCACTTAGAAAATCTCTTCCTTTTACGAATGCCGTGTAACAAAAACTCATACTGGAGTTTATTGTCTAACTCATGAAGTCGATTCATTTCGTTCGCATGGACAATCGTATCGTAAAAATAAGATAATCCCCGATTCACCATAAAGGGATTATAATCTTTTTCAGCGAGATCGTCGTTCTCGCTATCTCGCATCATGTTTTTCTTTATTGTGTTGATAGAGTTCAGATAATCAAATGGGTTGCTCACGGTTAACTCTCTCCTCAATCACGGCGAGTAATGTTTCACACTCGTCACATATTAGTATTTCACCATCAGTGACAACTACTTTAGCAGGGTTATCACCAAGTTCATTTTCTTTACAAACATTGCATAACATAGTTTTATTTATCTGAACTGTAAGTTCGCCATACATTCAACAAGGCAGGCCGTCAGATTTATTTCGTGGTCGGCGACGAATGCTGCCTTGTATTGATAGTCACCGAGGATTAGTACCAGTTCAGGAATACTATTGGTCTCAACGAAGTCACTGGACTTATCATATATCTTCCGAAAGATATCAGCAGCTTCAGCGTCAGAGTTCTCAGCAACCCATTTACGGACTTCGGTGAAGTTTTTATCTTTGAGAGACTTGACAAGTTTAGATAGAGACACCTCTTGAACATTGGAAAGAATGCCTGTGTCAATAGTTCCAGATACACTGTATCTCTGTAACTCATTTAGGATTCGTCGATTGTCTGGAAAATATTTCTTCACAACTTCAACGACAACTGATTTGTCAAAAGTAATATTTTCTTTGGTTAAAATCATACAGGCGCGTTTAAACATTTGTGCCGCAAGTTCCAACCTTTCTTTCTTGTCTAACTTAAAGTCTATCACCGAACACCGAGAATGTAGTGGTTCAATGATTCGATTCTTAAAGTTACAAGTCAGAATGAATCCGCAGTTCTTAGAGTATTCCTCCATGAAGTTGCGAAGAGCAGGTTGAGTTGAGTTTGGATTCAGATAATCTGCCTCATCAAGGATGACATACTTGCGGCCGCCTTGTAGTGAGACTGAAGAAGCAAACTGTTGAATATAGTTTCGAAGTGTATCAATGTTGCCGTTCATAGAACCATTGATCACGATATAGTCACATTCAAGTTCTTCAAGCATCGCCCGAGCGATTGTAGTTTTACCTACACCTGCTGAACCTGATAAAATTAGATTGGGTATGTTTCCCTGAGTTACAAACTGTTGAAAGGTTTGTTTGAGTTCATCAGGAAGGATAGTTTCGTCAACTGTTTTCGGCCGAAATTGCTCGACCCATAGGAAGTCATCACGCATAATATACTCATTTCATTCACAAAGATACATAAAGTGGAGCGGCGCCAAGGAATTTAACCTTGCTAATCTCACTGGACGCGAGATTTGTCACAGACTCGCCGCAATAGTAAAAGGGGGCATTGCGCCCCCTTAATCATTTATACAAGGCCTTGAGCAAGTGCCTTGTAACCCGCCGCAACTACTGATCGAGACGCGGTGCCGAGACGATATGTTGAGACGCGAGCGCGTCCTCGTGAATCGGTGCCACCGTTATTTAGATAGATAGGAAAACCTTCTTGACGAAGAGTGTTAACTACCGCTGTTGGATTTGCTGCGCCGAATCGGGCAGAAATCTGCTTTGATGATAATACTTCACCGTTGGTTAAAGCGTTTAGTACTCGCCGTTTTTGTGTCATAATGTTACTCCATTTTTAGTTTCATAATCAGAATCATTTGCGATTCTTTTACCATAGTAACAGATCATTGCTGATATGTCAATATATTTTTAGAAATGTACTGTTGCCCCGTCCCTTCGCGCCAGTACCGGCAATATGTCATATCTGTGCGACATTGCCCCCATTTGTACTTAATTAAAAGTAGAGTTGCTCTCAATGCTAACCCAATATTCAATGTCAGTTGACTTAAAGTTTGCTATACTCTGAGAAGATATGCTTACCTTATAGTTATCACTCAACAGTTTCAGGTTCTCAGTCTTAAACACAGCGACAAACTCTTTATCAGTTTCTCCCACGGTGATGTCGTATTTATCAGAAGTTGGATTTTTGGTATCCAGTGCGCGAAGAAGTATTTCTCCACCTTCACCAATGACTGCCAGTTCAGGCAATGATAGAATGCCAATCGCCTTCATCACTTCATCAAGGTTATCTTGAGTAAGATCAAATTGTATATCGAAATTATCAACTTCAATTTCCTTGTTTGGAGGAACAACGATTGTACTTGGATCAGCGTATGTATAACTAACAGAACGGCCCTCGGACTGAATGCGTATCTTTCTCTCTTCAAGTTGAAAGGTTGGATCCGCGAACATTGATGAGATACCTAACAGTCGAGATAAATCGTAGATAGCAAAGTCACCATCAACCACATCTTCAAGGTTTGCTTTTGCCAACATCGTCCTGTTAGGCGAAATGGTTCGTAGTGTTTGACCTTCATTAAACTGAATGGAAGGATTGATTGTCGCAAAATTGCGAAGTACTTGCGTTGTGCGAGTGCCAAATTTCATAATATATTTCTCCGATTACTTCTTTTTACCAAGTTTTGATGGGTCAGCAGTTGCCGCCGCACCGACAGAGGCGAGATGCGCGAGCGATCCACCAAATATGTAAGAACCAACATGTTTCAGTTCCATCCAAGGGCACAGCCAAACTTTCATACCCATTCGTTGTACGTTGTAACAGAACATATAATCTTCAGATAAGTATCTGTTGGAATATTCCTTACGATCTATACCATAACGTTTATCGGCGAGAAAGTCAATAACTTCTTCTTTTGTAGGCGATTTATTTTTCTCATAGAATGCGGTGATCTCAGGTACAAGGTTCTGTGACTTGTCATCAATGAGTGCGTCAAAGTATGCCATGATCTCCCGCGTACCATCAAAGTTAGCAGTGCGAACATGATCTGGTTTGTAATAGAACTGTGGGTATGCTTCAGCATATGCCTCAAATGTTCTTCGTTGAATCATCATAAACCCTGTGCCGCCTTCTAATACTTCACAAGGTTCACCGATCTTAATGTTATTGCCTCCTGTTTTAGGATTGAATACATAGTCACCGACATAGTTCTCAAGTTGATTCGGATCATCATCAGCAGCACCGCGATCAACAGCAGCCTTAATCTTTTCCCAAGAGATAGTCTTTTTAGGATAAGGTCCACAGAGAACATTATAGTCTTCGTTCTGAACAGACATAGCTAACAACGCAATCACATCATTGGCATTGAAACCAATATCGGAATCAATGAACATCATGTGAGTGCAATCGCTTCGCATAAACTCGTCGGCGCAATAGTTTCTTGCGCGAGTGACCAGAGACTCGTTGAATAAGAAGTAAAACTGTAGTGGTATTTGATATTTCGCACACAACCCGGTCAAGTCCGCGATTGACCGAGTGAACATGCCGGCGCATTGTCCTCCGTACATAGGTACAGCAAGAAATATTTTTTGATTTCTTAGTTCTTCAACTGGTACATTAATTTCCATGTATCGTTCCTTGTAGAGATTTTATAAGTTTATCTTGTTTCTTCAGCTTTCGCTTAATCATTTTGGTTTTGTGTTTTGCCTTTTCAAGATTATATTTGCTCGCACGAGTCAGATACATGTTGCCATCTAAATGATCGATCTCGTGTTGAAAGGCTCTTGAAACAACACCATCAAATCCGTGGGTTCGTATTTCGTTATGTTCGTCTACGAACCTCGCTCTTATAATTTCTGATCTTCTTATTCTAACAAACAGAAGAGGGAATGTCAAGCAAGTTTCATTCATTACTGCCGATTCTTCTGAATAATATGTAATCTTTGGATTAAAACATATCATTACAGGATCGGTGTTGATAGCAAACACTCTATAAGGAAGTCCGATCTGATTCGCAGAAAGTCCTACACCTTTCCAATCGCCAAGAGCGGTCTTCAGTTTTTCTGCTATCTCTACAGGGTCTTCGGGAGGATTATTGAAATCGAAAGTTTCAATCTTCGTGTGAAGGTGGGGATGGTTCGGTTTCAGGAGTTTCATAGTCATACGGAGTATCTACCTCAATTATTTTAAATTCATCATCATTCTTTTTCAGTTCTTTGCGGGCATAATGCGCCGCCATGTCTTCTTCCATAAACAATTTCAAGAATTTCTTAGTGCGACTCATATTGAGATCAAGCACATCGAAGTAACGATCTTGACTCTGTTCGCGTATAGTAGTAACAATTTTGTATGGCATTATATAATCCTCTAAGCAGCAATTTGAGAAAAATTCTTATTCTTCTCGAACCTAATATTAGAATGAAATTTATCAAACAGCGCATCTCCATGATGGCTGATGACAAACACATTGGTGTCTTTGTTCAGGTCAGTTATGATCTTTAAAAATTCTTCTGTACCTGTTGTATCTAAACTACTGTCAAATACTTCATCCATAATGAGTAGATTTGTTGTTGAGGAGTTACGCAATTTGGCCACCGCTCTCCAAGTGAATAACAATGCCAAATCAATCCTCATCTTCTCACCTTCTGAAAATGATTCATATGTAAACTCATCTCTAAATCGCGACTTAATTTTCTCGTTAAAGTTTTCATCAAGTTCAAACTGAACAAAGAAGTCCATCATCGCGAGATATTTATTCATCAGTTTATTAATGACCGGAACATATTGCCGAACAATTTTTGTTTTGATGCCGCCATCCTTCAATAGAGAATAGGCAATATCATACTGTTCTTTCAGTTGAATAAACTCTCTCTGTTGTTTGGTAGAGTCACTAAGATCGTCCTTAAGCGCGTCTAAGTCATCAGATGAGGTATCTAGTGTGTCACTTACTTCCTCCTGTAACTTTGTCTGGTAGTCGTTTACAGTGCGCCTGGCGTGACTTAAACTACTGGTTAGTGATATGATTTCGTTGTTGAGTTTCGATATTTTTTCCTGTGTTTGAGAGATTTCTCCCAGACGATCATTGATAGACTTATACTCATCAGCGGCAAGAATCAGTCCGTCCTCAAGTTCGCTCTTTTTCATTCGTTGCTTTTCAACATGACCTTCAACGAACGCAGAGTCCAAATCCTGTTTACAAGTAGGACACTCATCGTTGTTACAGAAAAAGTCTATGTCTTTCTGTAAGGATGATACCTTATGTTTGAGTTGATAACTATACTTGTCCATCTTCTTGATTTTATTATCAAGAGAAGTTTTATCATTAATTGTTTCCTGGAGTTTTATCTGTTGATGTTGCGTCAACTCCAATAAAATAGTTATTTCCTGAGTCTCCGCCACGATTTCTTTAATCTTTTCTTCTATAGACTCTCGATTTATTCTCTTCAATGATTGAACTTCATTTAAGTGCTTGTGTGTGAGATGTATCTTTTGTTCAAGCAGTTCAATCTTTTGTTTGAGTTCAATCAGTTGGTCTTTATTCTTGGCGATCTTATCTTTCAACAATATATGCATCTTCGTGAAGATTTCAATATCAAGCAGGTCTTCAATCACCGTTCGGCGTTCATGTGCCTTCAGTTGCATGAATGGTGTGAAGTTTGCAGAACCAATTACTACAATTTGACCGAACGACTTGTGATTTAGTTTGAGAATATTTTTCTCAAGATATTCTTGATACTCACGTATACTTGCATTCTGATCTATTAGAACATCATCGCAGAATATTTCAAACAACGCAGGTTTGATACCGCGGCGAATTAAATAAGATTTGTTCTTGACCAAGAACTCAATCTCAACTAGGCAGTTCTTATTTGTGATACTGTTAATCAACTGTGGTTTGTTGATATTGCGATAAGGTTTACCATACAATGCAAACGAGATGGCATCCAACATTGTTGATTTACCGGCACCGTTATCACCTACAACCAAGGTAGAGGGTGATCGGTTAAGTTTTATTTCGGTAAATTGATTACCGGTGCTTAGAAAGTTTGACCATCTTACGGTCTTAAAGTGTACACTCATTCAATACTCAATGCGTCATGGTATAAATCATAAAATAAATCTTCAATAGGTTTTGCATTATCTAAGTTGAGATTTCCAATATACTTCTTAATAATGGAGACAGTATCTTCCGCTTCATTAATTATGTCAGAATCATCCTCAATGTCAAGATTGAAGTTGTCTTCAACAATCTGTAAATGTGTCGGTAAGTTTAGGTTCAACTTATCTATGAACACATCAAACAGGTATGGATTGTTTTTTTGCTTGACCACAACCTTTACATATGTATTTTCAAGGTGAGAAAAATCTTGATCTAAAATTTCTTGCTCCGTTTTTTCAGTGTCATCATAGAACACCTTATAGAACATTCTATACGGATTCTTCACATATGTCAAGCTCTTTTCTTCAGTATCGAAAATATGAAATCCTCGATCGTCATTATAGTCTGACCAAGTCATCTCATACGGTGATCCGAGATAGTGTATGTTATCCTTCGAAGACTTATGGTGAAAGTGACCTGAACAAACAAGATCAAACTTTTCAAACACTTTATGTGAAAGTCCATGATCATTGACTGCGCCGCGATACATCTCAAAACCAGTAAGTTCTAGGTGCGACATCATGATAGTGGCATCTGTCTCATTCGCCATTGACATACACTTGTCATAGTTCTCATTGTTAATCCAAGGCATCATGAGAATCTCGGTGTCATCAAAGGTGACTTCAGTCGGTGTATCATACACGCGCATGTTAGGATATTCACCGAGCAACAGTGAAGGCGCATTGACTCGGTTCGTATTCTTAAAGTAGATATCGTGGTTGCCTATGATACAATGTAACTCAATATTTCGTCTAACAATTTCGTCAAACCAATAATCACGGCAACGACCAAGAGTATCAAAATTAACATACTTCCGGCGATCGAATATGTCACCCAACTCAATAATGGTATCAATACCTTGTTCTTCAAGATATGGGAAAAAGAATTCTTTGTAGAACTTAGCAAAGAAGTCATGGAAGTGTAATGAGTCATTTCGAACTCCAAAGTGTTGATCTGTGATTAGGGCAATTTTCATAATATATTAGTCCTTAACAAATTTCTCGACCCCCTTAGGCGCGACATCTTTCTTCGGTTTTTTCTTCTCATACTTCTGTATGATTGGTTGCATCTTCTCATTCTGAATGTCAAAATTGGCGAACGGGTTTCCTTCTTCTTCTGACATATCACACTCAAGCATAAATGCCTCTAAAGATTTATATTTGATATAAGTTTGTTTCTTCTCTTTTTCAATGCGACGAAGAAACGCATACCAAATAATTTGCGTGAAGTAAGCAAAAGGATTCTTAGATTTCTCAGGATTAAAACTATGGACTGCGTTCACACAGTTCTCAATCGCATCAGATACCATCTCGTCTTTGTAAGTGTAACCGACAAAGTTTCCTTTGTTTGAAAGTCTGGTAGAGATTAGAATAAATGCTTCACCTATCTTATTCGGTATCCTCGGCACCGGCTTATTTTCGGCCTTGGCAATTTCTGATGCCTCTTTGTATTCAATTAAGAGTTGATAGAATTCTTTGTTGTTAATATATTCCGCCATGTTACATTCCTATTGTATTGTCGTGTTGCTAGAGTACATTTCCAAGAGTGCTAAAAATGAGTCATCGTCTTTCTCGCTCCCAACATCATCAAATAATGAAAATACATTTGATGTTTTTCCCTTGTTCTCAAAGGCCGCAAGATAGTCGGCTTTTATTTTCTCAATCACTTTTTCGTAATACTCAACAACATTGGGTAACGGATCATTGAATATATGTAATACATTTTCATTGCTAAAGAAGACATTGAACTCGGCAACAAGAGCGCAATACTTCATGAGTGCTACTGTTGGTCGTCTATCTTCATTCAGTGAATATCTTATTATACATGCGCCGCCAATGTCAATACCTCTTTCTGTAATTTCTAAGATTTCACCAATAATATCAGTGCCATCTTTCAATCTAACCATCGCATATTTCATTCAACACCAACCTTATAAAATTTATATTCAAACTCTTCCTCATCATATATTTTGACACGCTCAATTAAGTGACGCATAGTAAAGTTCAAACTCTTTTTCCAAGTCAAGTCATCAGCAATATCATACAACACCGCCTTTTCCTTTGTTGAAGATTTTCGCAGAGATCGACCGATAGACTGTAAGTTTCTTATCTTAGACTTAGAAGGAGAGGCGAAGATAACAGAATGTAAATTTCGTATGTTGACACCTGTTGAGAAAGTGCCGTAACTCGCAATAATAATTGCGTCATTTTCTTCTTCAACAATTTTTCGTATTTCGTCTCTCTCTTCACCTGAAACTCCTCCATAGACAAAAAAGACTTTGCGATCTTTTGCGATGTCGTTTATCATATTATAAAGTATTTTACCATGTTTGTCAACATATTGAAACAAAAGAAGTGTATTACCTTCCAACGACATCGCAAGATTTTTTATAAAGTTATTTCTTCCTTCGTGTGATACTAAAAAGTCCATTTCGTTTTGATAAGTCAAAGCGTTGATCTCTTTTTTATTTTGATCGGAATATGTCAACGATATGATTTTAATTTTAAAGTCAGCAAGATGTTCCTCGTCCATTAGTTTCTTCGTGGTCGTAACTTGATTGACAGGTCCAAACAATCCTTCAAGCACCAGTTTGTGTGTCTTGGTACCATCAAGTGTGCCAGTAAATCCATAACGGTAACGACAGTCTGTCAGTTTACTCATTATGTTTGATAACGACTTAGACTTAAATAGGTGTGCTTCGTCACCAATCACCACATCATATCTGTCAAACCACTGTTTCGGAAGTTTGTAAAGCGACTGCCAAGTTGAGATCGTTACGGGCTTGTCGGTCTCTTTGTCTTGACCTTGATATATTTTATGACAATATTTGTCCGAATTGAATCCATAGTCAGCAAAGTCTGAATACATTTGATGAACAAGTGAGGTTGTTGGAACGATTAGGAGTGTTGTCTTTAGATAGTAACGAAGTATCATGTATATAATAAATGATTTGCCAGAGGCAGTGGGAGAAAGGAATAGACAACGATTATAACGTACAGCATCCACAAAAGCACTGACCTGATAGTCTCTAGGTTCAAGAGTAAATTTCTGTTGCGACAAAAACTCTTGAGCCTCGGCGACAGAGAAGTTAACAGCTGAGTTGTCGTATAAGAACTCAATTGAGTATCCTCTTTCTTTCGCAAAAACTTCAATGTATTTTTCAAGTCCAGCATAGATTCTACCCGTGTTCGCATCCAACAATCTTATCTTACCGTCCCATAATTTTGCGCGATAGGATGGAATGAACTTATATCCGGGAACATAAAACGAGAAGAATTGGAAGAGTTCCATTATGATGCCCATATCGTCACACTGGACTCTGTTATAGACCTCATTCACTTTATCAATTTTTATATCGCTCAAATTCCTGCCTGCATTCTACGGAAGTCAATCGCTGACTTCACTTGCCATCCAAGTGTGCTAATGGTTTTGATGATTGACTCAAGTAAATTAATTTTCTCCTGTTGATAAGCGACACGGAGATTTGTTTGTATAATATCGGAGTCACCGTCAAGATACATAGCAACATCAGCACGAAGTATCTTACCTTTTGCGGGTAACTTCCATCCCATTTCTATTTGATCTTGAGTTGGACCATCTGTATAAAATTCATACTTATCCAGTCTCAGACATTTCGCCTCAGACTCTATTTTCCGTAGAATTAATTTTTCTTTAGATAATATCTCATAATACTTATGGTGTAGTTTTGCGATAGATAAAGCGGTGCTATCCAATTCCAACTGATCCAGTTGTGAGTCTATTGACCATAATTCATGTATTTCTTCAAGTTTCATAAACTACCTTCGCGTATAATATACCATTATACTACTTATCTATACAGATGTAAAGATATAATTCTGAAATCTGAAAGATGCGGTTGCTTCAATGTATTCAATAGCGGTGTCGCGAGTGTCCACCGTGATAGGAGAGAGACTGATAGGAAATAAATCTTCAATGAATATCTGCGTTGTTACATTCATCGCACTGGAGAGAATTGACAAGGTGGCGTCAGAGAAAATACCATCACCACTCTGTATTGTTTTATCTCTGATTGATTTGAACTGACCATGATTATCGGGAAATCCTAACGCGGTAATCCAGTTGAATATCTCTAGATAGTTGGTCATATCCTCGTTTATCTTAAATGTAACATCCAACTCACCATATGTAATATGATCACCATACATAGGAACACTCTTCATTGGATTTGGTATATCAAAAGAACCGAGCGTGACACCGGGTAAGGTGATTGACTGTATAAAGAAGTTCATGTCGGGTGTTTTCTTTATTTGAAAATTAAACCCAACAGGTGATAACATATTTTTGTTTAGTTCAGGCATCGTATTTCCCTGTTATGATAATCTTAACTCTATCAATCTTAGTCATGTTGTAGAACAATCTCTCCGTTAGACAGATATATGTGCTTTTCTTTTCTTTTGTTGAACCGCTTGTTGTTTCATATCCAACACATAAAACAATGGGCGTTGAACTGTATATCTCTGCGCCTTCATGTTTAGCGATTTCATAAGCATTACCAGTCAAACTAATCCAATACAATACTATTGTTTGAAGCATATTGAATCTCTTTGTTCTATTGCTGATACTATTTATATGCCTTTAAAGGCAACTATGTTATTATACTCATATTGAAACACAATGTCAAGACAAAAAAAGACCCGCCGAAGCGGGTCTCAAAAGATGACTGATTAAAATCAGTTTCTTATTATTACAACAGGTTGTTAACGAAGGTGCGACGATAGTAGACATTAGAATCTACTGCCAGCGCGCCTGAGGTGGATCCTGCGCCTGCGTGGAAGGGGTTGGCTACCATTCCGTAACGGGTTTTGAATCCAATTTTTGGCTGAAAGGAATCTTGATCAACTGCACGAACCATCTGAAGAGGAACATATGGGCAGTAGAAGATGCCAGCGTCAAATGCATTCGAACCCTTATAACCGATAGTCATGTAGTTACCAGTTGTATAAGGATCGATGTAAACGCGATATCGACCGTTCAGTACACCAGCGAAGGTGTTACCAGTGTCATCTACTTGCAGGTTGTTGCTGTTCAGAGCAGGAGTGTAATCAAGAACACCAGCCATCTGAAGTGCAGAAGCAACGTCAGAAGAACAGATGATTACATTACCCTTACCACGACGAGTCTCTTTAGCAATGATGTTTGCTTCGCGCTCAATGTGGAACATAAGACCCTTGAACTTCTCAACAGACCAACGACCATTTGCGTCAACGTCAAGATCAAAGATGCCAGGAGTAGTTGTGCCAGTGGCAGAACCTCGCTTGGCAGTTACATTGATAGTACGAACAACTTCGCGGTTGATTTCAGCAAGAATCTCAGTAGAGAGAATGTTGCTCAACTCTGACTCAGCGTCAAGACCGTGGACTGCTTTCAGGTCTTGTGCGAGTTCAAGCGAGTAGTCCGCTTTCAAGGCACGAGTCTGAGCAGTTACAGTTACTTTGTCGATGCTGAATGCCATCTCACCAAAGGGAGTGTTACTACTAGTACCCATTGCTTCTGCTTGTTCAGTTGACATTGCGGACGCATAGTTGTAATCTTCATCTTCTGGCAGATCCAAGTTGTTAGCATCAGCAGTAGGTGAAGTACCTTTATGTTCGCCGCCTGGTGTGTTAGCACCTGAAGGAACAGTTGTGTGATCTGTGTCAGCTTCGTTGTAGAATGCTTCGGTACCAGCTTGGTTAGCATAACGTGACTTCATTGCGAAGATCAATCCAGTAGGACCAGTCATTGGTTGAACACCACATACATCGTATGCCATAAGATTGGGCATTGCACGACGAACGAGTGAGATCAATACAGGGTCGAAACCTTTGATGGCACCAGCGCCAGTGGAACCCATACCAGTTCCAACAATGTTACTAGGGATCTCGTCTTCTGACAGAAGGTTTTGATTAGCACCAACATTTGCATCATCGCGAAGAGCTCGCTCGGTGTTTTCGAGAATCATTGAAGTGACCATTGCGCGATGCTGATCACCAATAGCAGGAAGATCAGGGTGTTCTACCACTGGCTTCCACTTGTTACGGATTTGTTCATTGAGGTTCATTTGTAAATCTCCTTTGGGCGTTTCTATTATTTAGTAAAAATTAATTTTTAACGTTTGATTGTGTTGGAAATTGCGTTAAAGTATCCTTTCATCTCTTCTGGAATAACCTGTTGTGCTTCAGGTTCATCATTAGAACCTACAGAACTATCTTCAGAAATAAACCCAGTCGAACCAGATTCAACACTTTCAGAGAAGTATTGCTTCTTTACGATTTCAAGTTTTGAGGTATACTCTTCGATCGAATCAAATTCCATGCTTTCTGTAAGCGTTCGAAGTTTTTCAATCTGAGTATCAGCGAGACCTTCAGAAACATCACCGAATGCTGTTTCTACTAATGACTCGTTGATCACCTTGTTCAGTTCCAGATTCTTGACGGATACTGATTCGAGTGATTCTTCTAATGAAGCAACCTTTTCTTCCAATTCAGAGACAAGATCAACCTTCTCTTCTGGAACTACGACATAAGACTCACTGAAAAGATTCTTCAATCCATCAATGAAATTCTCAGTTGCTTCTACACGGAAGTTGTTTTCAAGAGCGACTTTATTTTGCTCCATCCACTGTTCAACAACATAGTCCATGTATGTATTAACTTGTTCGTGTAATTGGTCGATTGATGCAGTAACCTGCTCTTCCAACTTAACATCAGACTCTTCTTCTATTCGGGCGACTTCAAGAACAACTCGGTTCTGAACTGCTGCTTCAAATAGTGTAGATGCTTCAGATTTAAATTCTTCAGAAAAGTCTTCTTGTCCAGAGAACAATTCAAGTACATCTTCCTTCATAGTGACAGAAGATGCGTTCTTCTCTGTCATTTCTTTTTCTTTCTTGTCTTTCTCGCCCAAAGCCATGGTCTTCTCAAGAAAAGAAGAGAGTTCTTCTTTTCGCATGTTAGCAAGATATCCCATAGCCTGCGCTAGTACGGCGGATTTAGTCGGTGCTTTAGTGGCCTCAACGATCGGTGAGTCAGTAGTTTCCTCAACAGAAACATCGTTCTCGACAACCTCTTCCACCTGAGCATTCATTTCATCAGACATTAGTTATACTCCTTCGGTGTTTAAACTATATTTATAAAATCTCAATTTTGAGACATTTCGTTAATAAATTTCTGGAAAAGTTGTAGTTTGCGTTCCTCATTGAGTTTTTTATTCCGCGCAGACTTTTCAATCTCACGCTGGATGTCCTCAACTTGAAGGGCAATATACTTGCCATTATCCCACACCCACTCAACTCCTTCCATGATACCATTAACAAAAGCATCAGGTGCGGAAGGGTCGGCAACGATATCTGCTGCTGTAGCTAAGCGAAAATCGTTTTGAACTTCCATTACTCCATCCTTACCTTCTTTTAGAGAACCCATTCCACGAGATGAAACTCCTAAATTTGCTCCATCTGAAAGTAAACCTTTTACAATCTCACCCATCGGCGTTGAAGAAATCTTCGCACGACCCATGAAATTATCTCCTTCTCTCCGTAAATCTGTGATCATATGTGAAACACGATCTAAATTGATTGAAGGTCCATTGGGATGACCAAGTTCGCCATATGCGCGACCGGTCTTCACAGATTCTTTAGTATAACGATCAACTTCTTTTTCTAAAACTTCAGTACTGTATCTTCGTCCATTACGATTCAGAATACCACCCTGCATGAAGATTCCTTCAATAAAGAAGTTTTTCTTACCTTCCTCTGTCGATTCCTCGATGACTTGAATCGATTCATTTAATTCTGTGATTAGTTTCATGTCTAGGCCCTTATGATACTGTGATCGCGACTGATGTTGCTAGCACATTTACCGATGAACTTAACAGTTCAGCTGGTTTCTTGACCACGAAAGCGATAGAACCAGTTGGCATTGTAAAACTGGCACTTGTTGTTGAGTTTGTAATCAACGCAGCGCCAGCATCGCTGTTATAAACACGGACGCAACTAGCAGAACTAACAGTGCTATCTGCTTGCAATGTAACCTCGGTTGATAATGGTTTGACAATCATTTTTATTACCTTTTATTCGTTGTCTACTAAAATAAGATCGAATGTAGAACTCACTTGTGTTGCTTGCCCTGCGACTACATCAACCTTCAAATCAGTTTTTTCATCA